TGATCCAGTGATTAAAAGCTGTGTTCCTATTGAACAAGAATCAAGTGATAGACCTGATGAACCAGATCGTGAAAAAATGATGTTTGAGCAAATGAAAAAAGATCCAAGCACTGCTTTTGGAGCTTCCAATATTTTAGATGATTATTTAATCGACTCAAAAGGTGGAGATATACTTCTTAAATTTGATCCTAACATCGGTAAATTAGGAGCAGGTGGCATAAATCCATTAATGGTATTAGGTGGTGGACTGCTTGATAGTGTTTTTGGTGGTCCAAAAAGACGAGAAAATAGATTTAATAATGCTTTACAAACATTTACAGATGCTGGGTATGGTCAGCAGTTAAACAACGGAACATATCAAGTTTTTAATCCTCAACAATATTACAATTCAGTACAAGGTAATCCTCTTGGTGTTCCTAGTAGCTCTATAACTGTAGGTGAAGCGATAGATAGTGTTATAAACAGAACAGATCGACCAACTGCACAAGGGATAGGCAGTGGTAAAATAGCAGAAGATTTAACAGGTGGTTTATTAGGAACTTCACCACTAACATCTGTAGACTCAAGTGGAAACAGAGTTAGAAATGATGATGTCTATAGATCCAATATTGCAAAAAACATAGAACGCAACAAACGTAACTTTGGTAATGCAAGGTTTAAAGAAGGGTTTGGATTTACTGGTGGCAGATAAGGAAATAAAAAGAAGCCAACAAGCAAAAGACATATTAGAAAACCCAATCTTTGTAGAAGCAATAAACAAAATTCGATCCGACCTAGCTAATGAATGGCTAAACAGTGATCTACAAAATTCAGAACAGAGGGAAAACATTTTTTACATGAGAAGAATGTTAGAACTTGTTGTGATGCAAATCCAGTCTGTCATGGAGACTGGTAAAATCATAAAAAAATAGGAGAAATAAATGGCAGAACAACCAGTAATGGACTCTGCAACAGAAACTCAAAATGAATCTGTTGCACCTACGCCCAAGCCTCTAAATACACAAGGAGAGGTAGCTGACGCCCTGAAAAACTTACTAAATTCAGAAGCCTCTAAGACTCAGGGAACAGCAAGTGAAGAATCGACAAAAGAAGTAAGCGACTCGGAAACGAATATCGAAGATGCTTTTGAAGATGATGAACTAATTAATCAAATTGAAGATGAACAACCATCTGATACTAATCAGGAACTTTATAGAGTTGTTGTCGATGGACAAGAACAAGAAGTCACCCTTGATGAACTTATGAAAGGTTATTCTCGACAAAGTGATTATACTCGTAAAACCGAAAAACTATCGCAAGATAGAAAAAGTGTAGAAGAATTAAAAAATGAATACACTAGGCAAAACGAGGAGGCTAAAATCAAAAGAGATCAATATGAGAAGCAAATTCAAATATTGTCTGAACAATTAAAACAAAGTGAACCATCAAAGGTAGACCTTGATCGACTTTATGAAGATAATCCTGCTGAGTATGTTCGTGTAAAAGCAGAACAAGATCGCAGAAAAGAGTTATTAGAAAAAGCCAATCAAGAAAGACAAAGAATCCAATCTGAAAAACAAGAGGAACAAAGTAAACAATACAATGCTTATCTTGAACAACAGAGAGAACTTCTTGCTCAAAAACTACCTATTTATGCTGACAAAGAAAAAGGTCCTGAGTTTGTTAAAAATTTAACAAGCTATGCCAAAGAAATTGGCTATACAGACCAAGAAATCAATATGTTAGTAGATCATCGTTCCGTTATTATGTTAGCCAATGCTTATCGCTACGATAAGTTAAAAAAAGCTAACCTTAAAAACAAAAAAGTAACAAAGGTATCGAAGGTTGTGAGTTCATCAAGTGCAAAAGTTCAAGATGAAAATGAAATTGCTAAACGTATGAAATCTAAAAAAGCAACTCTTAGAAAAACAGGAAAAGTGCAAGACGCTGTTTCTGTTCTACGAGAGATGTATTCTCAATAACAACATAGAAAGGAAAATAAGTAATGGCACAACCAACCAATACTTTTGATACCTATGATGGTGTTAATTCTATAAGAGAAGATTTAGCTGATGTAATTTATAATATTTCACCGACTGAAACTCCTTTTATGAGCAACGCATCTAAAGGTACAGCAACAAACACACTACACGAATGGCAAACAGATTCACTATCAGCAGTAGCAGTAAATGCACAAGTTGAAGGTGATGATTATTCTGGTGATGCTCGTAGTGCAACTTCAAGACTTACTAACTACACACAAATCTCTGCAAAATCAGTAACTATTTCAGGAACTGACGATGCTGTAGATAATGCAGGTATGGCTACACAAATGGCTTACCAGTTAGCGAAAATGGGTAAAGAGATCAAGCGTGACATGGAAAACGCTATGGTCGGTATCGAACAAGCTAAAGTCGCTGGTAACGCTACAACTGCTAGAAAATCTGCATCAGTAGGCACATGGTATGGTCCTTCAGGACTAACTAATGGTCCTAACTATTCTGTAGGTGGTTCACCATCAGCAACTCCTGCTGGTACAGGTGCAACTGCAATCGCAGGTGGTACAAACAGAACTTACACTGAAGCTCTACTAAAAGCTGGTTTATTAACTGCTTTCACATTAGGTGGAGAGCCAGATACAGTTCTAATGACAGCATCTCACAAGCAATTAGCTTCTGCATTTGCTGGTGTAGCAACAAAGTATAAAGACGCTTCTGATCGTGTATCAATTGGAACAACTGACATTTATGTTTCTGACTTTGGCGAGGTCGCCTTTGTTCCAGATCGTTTCCAGAACTCAAACAGAGTAGATATCCTTCAAATGGATATGTGGTCTATCGACTTCCTAAGACCATTCCAAACATCTGATTTGGCAAAAACTGGTGACTCAGATAAGAAGTTACTATTAGCAGAATGGACTTTAACAGCTAAAGCTCCAAATGCTAACTATGGTATATTTAACCTAACTGCATAATTATTTGTAGGATAAAGGACTGGGGGTGTGTTATGCACCCCCTTTATAAAATACAGAAAGGCAAATATGGCAATTTTTACAAACAAAAAACATTCTTCTAAGTTATTTAAGGTTGTTTCTAATGCAAAAAAATCTGATCCTTCAATATCAAGAGGTGGAGCAAAAAAACAATCTAAACAAACTTCAATGGGTGACAGAAAATATGATCCAATGTTAAGCATAACAGGAAATCAAGGTTTATCTGTTAAAGACTCCGTTGATATGATGATCGCAAAAGCAATAAAGTAATGTCAAAAAAATTCTCACTAAATGATCCTAACGATCAATCAACAGTAAAAACAAATCTAATCGTTGATGAAGCAGAGAATAAATATCATATAGAAAACTATCAAGACCAATCATCAGTAAAAGAAATATTAGATGCAAACAAACTGGCACAAAATGAAGGTGCATACAAATCTAATGTTTTAAAAGAAGCCAAAGGATATCGTGTTGCAAGACTACCGAATATTGTAGTTCACCAACTTGCTAAACAAGGCATCTTAAATTACAATGGTAAAGTCTTAGACAAAACTAGATTTTTTAGATGGTTAAACGATAGTGATAACAAACACTTTAGAATATATACAGGTAATTTATAATGGCACTAGACACATACTCTAATCTCAAAACATCGATAGCAAACTATCTAAACAGAAGTGACCTTACCTCATACTTAGGTGATTTTATTACCTTAACAGAGGCACGACTTAATAGAGAGCTTAGAGTAAGAGAAATGGTAAACACAGACACTTCTATTACCACAGTTGCAGGAACACAAAATTATTCTTTACCGACAGGTTACATTGAAGCAACATCAGTTATATATCAAAGTAACCCTTACTGTACCCTTAAATTTATAAGCAATAGTGATTTTTATAACAAGTACAACGTCAGTCAAACATCTGGAAAACCAACATACTTCACTATTTTAGGAACTGAAATTTTATTAGGTGTAGCACCAGACAGTGCTAAAACCTTGCAAATTAATTATTACAAAACAATATCTGCCTTATCAGATAGCAACACAACCAATACAATATTAACTAATTATCCTGAGTTGTATCTTTATGGTTCACTGGCTGAGTCAGCACCATTTATCATGCAAGACGAAAGGATAAATACTTGGGCAACTCTGTATAAAGAAGCATTGAAAAATGCAAACGAAACTTCATCAAGAGGATCAACAACATCATCACCATTACAGATGTCTACACCACAGGTGGCGTAAATGATTGAGTTTGGCGATCTACAAGCTGACCTACCTACTTACGAGAACTCAGGTGCTTTAGTAGTCGATAATGTTTTACCTCTTGCTAAAGGTTATAAAAGCCTTGCTGGTTTTCAGGCTTTAAGCACAACAGGATTAACAGGTAGTGCTGTGGGTTTATTTACAAGTTTTAGTGCCAGTGGTTCAACCAACTATGCTGGTGACGCTACAAAACTATATCAGATGGACTCCTCTCTAGTCTTTCAAGACAAAAGTAAGTCTGGTGGTTACAACAACTCTACAACTGAGAACGCTAGAGACTTTTGGGCATTTACACAGTTTGGAGCAAACATTATAGCTACTAACTTTGCCGACAACATACAAAAGTTTGAAGAAGGCGTAGACACAGCATTTAGTGACTTAGTCACATTAAAAGCCAAATACATCGCAGTCATTAGAGATTTTGTTGTAGCTGGGTATACAGAAGAAAGTTCTACTACATACAACCAAAGAGTTAAATGGTCAGGTATTAACGATAGTTCTACATGGACACCTAGTCAAACTACTCAATCAGGTTTTCAAGATATTGTAGGTTCACATGGTAATATACAAGCTATTGTTGGTGGTGAATCTGCTGGTGTAATCTTTATGGAAAAGGCTATCTACAGAATGGAATATGTAGGTACTCCTTTAATATTTCAGTTTAACAAGATTGCTGACAACATTGGAGCATTTGCACCTAAGTCTGTTGCTTCTTACGGAAACATGGTTTTCTTTTTAGCACAAGATGGTTTCTACAAACTAACAGGTGGACAACAACTAACACCTATAGGAAATGGTAAAGTAGACAATTTCTTCTTTAACGATCTATCTTCTAACCTTGATGGTATTACCTCTGCTGTCGATCCAAACAACAGTATTGTTGTATGGTCTTATCGAGGATCAGGAGCTGACGGAACTTCTAATAACAAACTATTGATTTATAACTATGCAGTCGATAAGTGGAGTACAGGTAGTGGACAGGACTTAGAGTTTATTGCTAGTGCATCACAAGAGGCTTTTACAACTTTAGAGAGCCTAGATGTATTAGGTGACCTAGACAACCTTCCGAGATCATTAGACTCTTACTTTTATAGAGAAGGTATTGTTGGTCTAGCTGGTTTTAACTCTGATAATAAATTTGGCAAGTTTATTGCGAACAGTCTATCAGCTACAGTTGATACGACAGAGTTTGAAGGTGCAAAAGGAAAAAGATCAACATTAATTAATTGCAGACCAATAGTAGACGGAACAACCAATACATCTGTTACTATCACACCAATTACGAGGCAATCACAACTTGACACCACAACAACTGGCGATGCTGTTAGCACTAATGATACTGGCACTTGTCCTTTACGGAGTACATCTCGATATCATCGCATTAGGGTAAAAGTAACAGGAAACTTTAACACCATGTCTGGTGTAGATATAGAAGCGAGACCTGAAGGTGGCAGATAATCAATTTCCTACAGTTCCTTTATCAATACCTGATACAGGACAACACTTACGATTAGTTTCAACATCGTTAAACAACACCATTAATGGTAAACTGAATAGTACAGGTGAAATTACTTTAACTAACTCTAGTACAACAACAACATTGTCTGATGCTAGAATAGGTGGTAATAGTGTTATATTGTTAATGCCTACAACAAATAACGCATCAACTGCTCATATACATTTTACCAATATAGGCGATGGAAGTGCTACCCTCAATCATGGATCAGGAAGTAGCACAAGAACATTTAAGTATGTTATCATTGGATAACGTAGTTACTAGAGTTCCAAGCGAAGATGTTGAATTTATTTGGAGTCAAGTAGCTCCTTTAATAGAAAAAGCATTAGACGAAACATACACGATAAAAGATATTTTGTATGGTCTTGCTAATGATCGTATGCAACTATTTATTAGTTGGAACGACAAT